ATATTTTATTTATGATAAAAGCAACCCTATAATTAACTGGCCGGATAGGGGGATGGTTTTTTGGAAAAAAATATTAGGTGATCCTAATTTACGTTTGCAAACTATATACCCGGATTATGGGTGGACCGCTTTTAACCAAATTTTACTAGGTGGTAATTTAGGTTTATCTTTAGATTATGATTATTTTAGTTTTATAAATTATGATATTCAAATGGTAGACTCTGTAATGGGTGCTTTGAAGGATCCAACCCCTTTTCTAACATCTAAGGTACAGGCTTCTCATGATTCCACTCACAGATACCCTGGTTTTATGCTTAACATTTTAAATAGAAAAAATTTAAAAGCTTTATTACCACTAATTAATAAAGAACACTACATTAACGACTCCCACCCTTGGAAAGAACCAAGTAGATTTAAAGATGCTGAAGATTATTGGGGTCATTTAATAAGAAATTTTGCACATACAACCCACCCAGAGGTTATACGGGATTTAATTGCTTTTGATAATCAGGCATCTATGTTTAATTATAGTGGTACGGATCAATTTAAATTATTCTTTCAAAATGATAACACTCATAATACTATTACAAATACTGGGATATCTAAAATTTTGATTTTTGATGTTCAAATTTCTAATTTAAAATTAGTAGTTAATGACGAATATACAGACATAATAAAGGATAAAAATGAATTAATAGACTTACCTAAAATTGAAAAGATAGGTTTTATATTAGATGATGTGTACACTGACTTAACAGACAAATATAAAGAATCAATTTACCAAACAATAAATTATACTGAATAAAAATTAATTAATATTTATAAACAACAACAATAATGAGTGAAAAAATTAAATTATCAGAAGCAGAATTAAAAATTCTTAGAGGTTACAACAAAACTCAAAATGACATTACTTTTGATTTAGGGCAAGTTGATATCCAAAAGGCATTTTTAGAAGGTCAAAGAGCTTCAATTTTAGACGGTTTAGCAGATTTACAAGAAAAATCAAATAAAACAGCTAAAGAACTTCAAGAAAAGTATGGAGAAGGAAACATAAACTTAGAAACTGGAGAATTTATTATCCCAGAATAATTTTTTGAATTCCTCTTTAATATTTATAATAAAACAATTATTAAAATAATAAAATAAGATGGCAGAAACATTAATATCTCCAGGAGTATTAGCAAGAGAAAACGATCAATCCCTTGTTACAGCTCAACCTTTAGTAAGAGGTGCGGCTATAATAGGCCCAACCGTAAAAGGTCCGGTTGAAAAACCAACCTACGTTAGTTCGTTTAGTTCATTCCAAGCAATTTTTGGAGGGGCATTAGAAAGTGGATCTACCGATTACACTTACCTAACTTCAGTAGCAGCTAACAATTATTTTTCTAGTGGAGGTAGTTCTTTATTAGTAACAAGAGTAACAAGTGGTTCTTTTTCACCCGCTTCTTCAACAACTATTCAAAATAATGTTGAGGCCGTATCTGGTCAATTATTTGGAAATATTTTAGGTGATTACACTTCAGGAGGAGAAGCAGGAACAGCAGGAACGTATGCCGTACCAGATGGTAATATTACAGAAACACAAGGTGGAGCAGCAGGTGTAGGATCAGGTGTAAGCTTATCCGTAGTGATGAGTGATACAACTAAACTAATAGCAACTCAAGATGTACTTGCTGATAGTGCCTTAACAGGTGGTACTACAATAGGTGCAGTAACAGGACCAATCACAGTAGCTGCAAACCTCATTGCTACATCAGGAGGAAGTACTCAAGTTGGAACAGGAGCAACAATTTCTATTACCACTGATGGTGCTGGAGCTGGTGGTGTTTTAACTGCAGTAGCAGTAGTAGCCGCAGGGTCAGGATATGTTACAGGAAATGTGTTAACAATATCAGCCGCTAATATGGTAACAGCTGGATTTACAGCTTGTGATAAAAATGTAACTATTACCTTAGATACAACTAACTTATTAGTAGGACCAACTGCAATAAATGTAGTAGATGAAGGAACAGGATACTACCCAGACAATGTATTAACTATCACAACTGGTGCTATCATAGGTAGTCCATCAGCAGATTTAGTAATTACAATTACTGATAGTTCAATTATAAACAAAAATGCCTTTGTATTAGAAACATTATCTGAAGGTGTTATTATGAATAACACATCACCCGTAGGAGCAGATGCAGGAGGGGATGAATTATCAGGTGGAGCACTTGCAAGTGGTTCAGCAGATAACATCAGATGGGAAATTGCAAATGTAAACACCGCTTCAGGTGTATTCTCATTACTTATTAGACGTGGTAATGATAACAACAATCAAAGAGTAGTATTAGAATCTTATAACAATGTTTCATTAGATCCATTCTCTCCAAATTATATTTCAAGAGCAATTGGTGATGTTACTTCTAACGTAGTAGTAGCAGCAGATGGTTCAGGAACATATTTACAGGAATCTGGTTCTTATCCAAACATTTCAAATTACGTAAGAGTAAAACAAGTAAATTTTAATACTCCACGTTATTTCCAAAATAACGGAATAGCAAAACCAGAATTCACAGCATCCTTACCTATATTAAGTTCAGGTTCGTTTGATGTTGCAGTAGGTTCAAATTTAAATGCTGAAGGTGCAAATTTATTCAATGAAAAAATTAGCGGAACAAATACTCAAGGTTTAGTTGGAACTGATTATACAAACGCTATTAATTTATTAGCTAACCAGGATGATTTTCAATATAATGTAATTTCAGCTCCAGGTTTATATTATTCAAACTACGCAAACCAGTGTAATTTGATTAAAAATAATACTATTTCAAGAGGAGATGCGATATTCATTATGGATTTAGTTCCTTATGATACAGCAATTAATACGGTATTAACAAATGCCTCAGGAATTGATTCTAGTTATGCAGCAGCATATTGGCCTTGGTTACAAACTGTTGATCCAAATACTGGATTATTAGTTTATGTACCAGCTTCTACAATGATTCCAGGAGTATATGCCTTTACAGATGCTTCAGCAGACCCATGGTTCGCACCAGCAGGTATTACAAGAGGTGGTTTAGGTTCAGTAGTAAGAGCTGAAAGAAAATTAACTTCTGCTAACAGAGATACTTTATATGAAGGTAATGTTAACCCAATTGCTACATTCCCACAACAAGGAGTTGTAGTATTTGGACAGAAAACATTACAGAAAGCAGCAACTGCTTTAGATAGAGTTAATGTACGTAGATTGTTAATAACACTTAAAGATTATATTTCTCAAATTGCTGATAACTTAGTATTTGAAGCAAATACAATTTCTACAAGACAGAATTTCTTAACACAAGTAAATCCGTATTTAGAAAGTGTTCAACAAAGACAAGGATTATATGCTTTTAAAGTAGTAATGGATGAAACAAACAATACACCGGATGTTATAGACAGAAATGAGTTAATCGGACAGATTTTCTTACAACCAACTAAAACAGCTGAATTTATTGTACTTGATTTCAACGTATTACCAACTGGAGCAACATTTCCAGCATAAAAAAAATAAAATCGAATATTTATAATAAAATAAGATAATAAAATGGCAGTATTAAACCCAAACGAAATATTTTTCACAGCATTTGAGCCAAAACAAAAGAATAGATTTATTGCTTTTGTAGACGGATTTCCAGCATACATCATGAAAGGTGTAGGAGCCGTAACTGTATCTCAAGGAACAGTACCTTTAAATCATATTAACGTTCAACGTTTTGTGAAAGGTAAAACAACTTGGGGAACAATTCAATTTACATTATTTGACCCAATAACTCCATCTGGTGCACAATCAGTAATGGAATGGGTTAGATTACATCACGAATCAGTAACTGGTAGAGATGGTTATAGTGATTTCTATAAGAAAGATCTTACAATCAATGTACTAGGACCTGTAGGTGATATCGTTTCAGAATGGATCATCAAAGGAGCAATGATTACAGAAGCTTCATTTGGAGATTACAACTGGGATACTGAAAACGC